ATTTGTTTTATCGGAGTATGCCGGGCAACGGCAAGTACCGCCGGTGAGTTAGTCAATGGCTTGCACGAGCAGGTAGTTCCGGCAATGATCGCAATGCAAGCTCTCAGCGATGAGTTTCAGCCTAAAATCATGCCTTTCTCGAGCGTTATCGATGGTATTTTGTTCGAAGATGAAACCGCTATTGAATCACTCAAGTTGAGATCTGAATATCGTTGCTCTGTAATGTTGGCTGCAAACACCCAGTTGGAGGCTTCTGTTGGACAATTTCTAGGCCGATTGGCTTCTATCCCTGTGCAACGCAAAGCAAGTCGTGTTAAGGACGGACCGCTGAGCAACCTAACCGCTAAATTGGTGGATGGTGTAATTGATGTTGATAATCGATCGGATAAGCTTGGTGTATTGCATGACAAAGGCTACATCGTTTATCGGACATTACCAAAACGCACCGGCTATTTTTTCTCCGGGGATCCAACGGCCACATTGGTCACTGATGACTTAAACACCATCGCCCGTAACAGAATCATCGACAAAGTGATTAAGATTGCTTACGATGTGTATGTTGACGAGCTTGATGACGATGTTGACGTTACGACATCAGGCACCCTAGAACCGGCCGTATGCTCTAACCTAAAAACCAAAATCGAGTTGCA